GGTAAAAGATTAAATTTATCACTTATAATTTTAGCCACAGACGCAGCGTCTGCAGATGCGCCCGCAGTACTTATATCAGCAATTAGATCTATTCTAGAAGAAATCTTTTTTATCTTAGCGGCTTTCTCTGTAAGCTTATTCAGTGAGTCTATAAAACTATCAACCTGTTCTGTAGGTAGGTCTATATCTTGAAAAACGCCCGTCATTTGTGAGGCTTTAGCTAGAGCCTTTTCCGCCGATATGTTGCCAGCATCAAAAGAACCTTTCAGCTCGTTAAACTTCTTCACTGCTGCAGCCTGCTTAGCTTCCAGCTTCTCTATCTCTTTAGTCTCTATCTTACGCCTTAGCGCTTGCTGGAATAGGAAAACCTCTTTAACTGGTAGCTTTAGCCTATCAAATACCCTCATAAGCTTATTTGTTGATTTTAGCGCCGCCTTTGCTGATGTGTCGCCGTCATTAAAAACAGCTTGTAGCTCCTTAAATTTAGCTATTGCTCTGTCCTGCTCCTTTTGCAGGTCTTTCGTGCTTTTCTTTTGACCTTTTGCTCCTTTGTCACCCTCTCCGAAAAGCTTATCTATAGCATCCTTTAGTTTCTGCATTCTCTCTGTTGCTGCTTTTGCATCATCAGCAGATAGCTCTATGCTTTTACCAAACTCGCTAAGCTCTTTTTTGGCCCTTGCAGCGGTATTTTTTGCCTGTTCTATTCTTTCATTAAAGTTCTGTAGAAAACCAGCCCCAGCCTTTGCCCCCGAAAGCCTTTGTATATCGTTTGCTAAATTATTAAAAAATCTTACATCTTTCAACAATTTAAGGCCCTGAAGTGTTTGTATTAATGGCCTAAATGAGATTTTCAACACATCTAATATTACTTTCCCGAGTGTTCTAAATTCTTGGCTAAATATTCGGACTATTTCTGCAGCGAAAACTATACCACCGACAGCCTCTAATAACAAATTGCTAAAAGCCTGCATGCCCCCAAAAGCGGCCACTATTCTATCCCTAGCAAATGAAAAGGCTATTGATAAAGCTGCTATCCTTTGCTGAAATGTTGAGGCTTCTTTTGCTGATTTCTTGGCATCTACTCCAAAATTTTTGGTAAAGTTTATAAATCTCTCTAAAGGGCCACTATTGCCAAGGGCTACTAAAAGATTACCCACATCTCTTTTAAATATCTTTTGGGCTGCAGCTGTCTTTAGCTCCTGGTCTTCGATTCCCTGCAGGTTACTTATCAAGTCCTTAAACACACTGTCACTATCTCTGAAGTTTCCGGATGTGTCCCTAATCTCTATACCCAAAGCTTTGATAATGCTGTTTGCTTCTGATCCCTTCTTTCTTATATCTGCCATCCTTTGGGGAAACTTCTTTAGAATGGTATCACCAGCAGAGGCGGCCTGCCCTGATGCCCTAAAGGCTAGCTCTACAGCCTGTATTGTCTCAGCTGCCAGGCCCGAAGCTGTAGCCATATCATTAAGCCGGTTCACAGCATCTACAGCCTCAGTAACAAAGTTGAATACTTCTTTTGATGCTGATATTAAGGCGCTAGCCATTTGCAAGGCTGTATCTTTTACCTTACCCAAGCCCATAGATAGCGGATTAGCTGCCTTTGTTAGACCTGTCATCCCCTTGGAAGTGTTATCTAGTCCGATTTTTGCACTACTTCCCGCCTTCTTTACTAAGGATAAATCTTTGTCAAGATCCTCTGTAACCTTGGCTAAATCCTTCAAAGCTTGGGCTGATTTTTTGGTATCAATATCTAAAATGTATTTTACAACTGTAGCCATTTTTTTATCCTTAGATAATATCAACCAAATCAGAAAGGGGGAGAGTAGGGAATATCATATCTTTTTTGCGCTTACTTCGCGATAGTACTTTTTTCATTCTAGTAGATCTGCTCTTTATACACTGGAGACATATAGATAAATCATGCCAGCTAAGCTTTGCTATTTCAGAAGGTAGGACACCATAAGTTCTTGCCACGATATCATACAAATGAATAAGGTCTTCAGCTTCTACGAAAAAACTCTTTGAGCTTTTGTCTACCCTCCTTATATCCTTCTGTGGCTTTTGTAAGTAGCTGCTCTCTGTCCTCTTTTGAAAGGGTACCTATCCAGAGCTTGTTTGTATCTGCATTCTGCTGCTCTGCTGCATGAACGATCTGTATAGGTTCCCAAGTCTCACCAGAGTTCACAGAGGCAAGCTTTACTACTTGGCAAATGATTTTATCATTGTAATGATTGATTCTTTCCAGCATATCAGGCTTGAACCCCATTGTCTTAAGGCTCTGAAGCATGCCGTTTATTATGTCCTCTTCTTTTCCTGCTTCCTGGGCTTCTTTTATCTTTTCGATTTTTTTGTAATCGTCTGCATTATCCATGAGTTGAGCTGCTACCATGAATTGAATTACACCCGCTTGCTCTGCTTCTGCTGGTGATAAAATGCGCCCTTTTAGCATGATCTGCCCATCAAAGACAGGACATGTAAAGTAAGAGGTTTCTATAATTTTTGATAGTACCTCTTTCATTAGTTATCTTCTGCCCCTGCGTTATTGTTTGTAATCTCAATCTTGAAAGCCTCATGTGAGCCCCCAGCATCGGCAAACCCTTGAAACTGGAAGGTCCGTTCTACACGTCCCACAGTAGAAATATCATCATTGTAGCTGATGAGCTGTGCCGCCTTAATGTATACGCTAAAAATGAAACCATCGCTGTTGGTGAAGTGAATAACAGCATCTGAAATATCACCGGCAAGTTGCGAATTGTAGAGGTTATCATCCTCATAATCTGCTGTACATTCTAGCGTAACCTCTCTAAGGTCCGTGATAGCTGGCTCTGCTGTAAGCTTAGAGCCTAACAAATCGCGCCGTTCTACTTTGTTATCAAGGTTGAAATTCATAGAACGGAGGTTGTAAGTATTGCCGTTATAGCTTAGTGTGCCTGCTTCAAAATGGTTAACCTTCTTATTTGCAGTGTTAAAGGTGCTGCTCACTGATGAGGTTCTAGTATCTGCTGTTTGAGCAATAAAAGAGAAAGAGCCCGACATTTGCTGACCTGCCTCTATTGATAGGCTCATCGTCGACACGATACAACCCTTAAATTTTTCGCTGGTGTTATTACCTCGCTGTAGCTCTATCGTAAGAGATGGAAGGCTATCATCTGGGGTATAGGTATGTAGCTGTAGAGAGCCCGAAGCACTAGTAGACGATGAGCCTACAGCGGCATTCAAAAGAATACCTGTACCGTTGTAGTATACAGGGAGCTCAACATCACCGCCGCAAATCTCCATTCCATCGAAGGTATCAAAAGCAAAAGCTGCAGCACTGGTAGAGAGGTGCGTAGATTGCGCTCTTTCCTGTTCTCTTTTCAATGTTTCGGAAGCAATACGGGCGCTTACAGTAGTTGTAACAGCTACTCCATAAGTAGACTCCTTACCGATGTTTATAAATGTTCCGCGGCCTAATTTTGCAGCAGGCATAATAGTTCTCCTTAACTAGGTGGTAATTTGTTTTTAGTTTCTAAGAAGCAAGCTAGCCTTATCTCTTGAAGCAGAGAAGTAGTTAGAAAGCCCCCGATCTGAAAAGTAAAATTATTTGAGCCATCTTGAACCATAATGCCAACATAACCAGCAGTAAAAACCGTTTCATTATTATCGAATCTAGCCGGGTTATCTGTTCCACTGCTATCAAGAGAAAAGATTTTAATTTGCTTTGGCGTCTCAAGTTCTATCCTGTTATTGTAGGGCGCTAGCATCTTATTAAGTAGGCTAGCATACTCAAAAAAGACGTAGACCTTTTCATCTACAGCTTTTGTAATGGTTGCCCCTGGGGCATTGCTTAAGTTGCTGCCTGTTTGCTCTGCTGCTATTATTCGCCCTGTAGGTGTGCCAATAAAGACTTTGCCGGGTATAGTTGACCCTGCGCTAAAGGAGGAGCTAGCGTCTGCTGCTGTAGCATTGTCAAAATACAGATACAAAATACCAGTACTATTTTCTTTATTATCATAAGTATAATTCTGTATTTGTATAGTTAAGTCACGATTAGCATAATTGAAACTTGACCTTTTGAAGGCTGCAAGCGTTATGCCGTCATGTAGTGTCACCTGAGCGTCAAAGCCATTACTTTGTATATTATCCCAAAAGGCTGAAAAGTTAGAAGGGATAGTAACCTGTACGTCTTTTGTAACAGTAGCAGCCGGGGGAGTCCCGCCTACATACTCAAGAGTAACAGCTATTTCTATTCTTCTTTTGAATGATGTACTAAACCAGCCCATAATTTTTATGTCCCGTCGTCGCTTTCAAAGGATACCTCAACCTGTATATATCCGATACCTGTGGCTTGAAGACCTACTTCGTCACCATCTATATTATCCTGCGAGCATATGATATCATCTGTGAGCCCATTTAGCCCCAATGTTCTATCTGTAGTTAGAGCCTTGATGATATCAAAAGAAAGGTTAATGCTGTTATCACTTCTTTCTTGAAAGGAGCTGCCAGCAACAAAAGCGAATATTTCAAACTTAGCAGTACCCTGATATCTTCCCAAGGTGGGTCCAAACTCTTCGGAGGTGCCCTGGTAGGCTATGCTAGCATATGGAAGGTAAGGGGGCTGCTCGAGCTTTCCCCTTACTACATTACCGATAGACAAATCTAGCCCGCTATGGCCTGCAGCGTAAGATACAGCTATTAGCTCCTGTAGCTTTTTGTGCGTCTGTACTATTCTGCTATCTGCCATTACTTGCCACCTCTAGCAAGATACAAACGAGTAAAGCGAGAGAGTGATTTTTCCATCCCTTCATCCACCCGATCGAAAGCCCGTCGAAGATAAGCCCGAGGTTCCATCTTACGTGTCCCAAACTCTACAAACTTAGCATAAGGAGCACTATCACCCCCTGCATTAAGGTTGATTAAAATAAGGTTGTCTTTTCGCTGCTTAGCTGCTCTTATGCTGTTGTACAGATTACCTGTTCTGATTTTTGGGTAAGTGGTTGCATTTTTCTTGGCTATGTTCTCCAGTGCTAACCGCTCTTTTTCAAGTGTCATATCTAAGGAGGCCATAAAGTTTTTGGACCTGTTACGCATGAATATTCTAAACTGTGGATAAGTCATCATAAGAACACCCCTACATTTTTAAGATAGGATAAATATTCTTTTACTTCTGCGGGCATTGTCTTTGGTGATATTCTTACTGTGGCGTTAGTTTGCGTTATGCTTTCTTTCCCTTGGTTTGCCTTGTTTCTGTGTAGCTGGCTCACCCAAATACAAACGGCATGTTCTAAGTCATCAGGCGCCGTTAAGCTAGTGTAACCAACCGTACATACTACCTTATTAGCTCTGTAGCCTGATATAAAATTTCTATTTGTGGTGTTAGGGTCTAAATAGATTCTACCATGTTGAGCATTAAAGGTGTAGTGACTAGAATCTATTAGGGTGCCGCTTGTGTACTGCCTATTAGAATCCGTATGTATCGATGTAATTGATACGATAGGTGCAACTGGTAGCTGTAAGGTAAAAAAATCATAGGTAGTGGGCCCATCTACATAAACAGTATATGTTGCTTGGTCCAGCTGGGGATTAAGGGACCCGTCAAAAGACGGATATCCCAAGTAGCGAGCTACAGCACTTTCAACCCTATCAATAAGGTTTGTTAGTGCTGTATCCGCTCCTGTACCACTAAGCTCTGGCAGATACTCTTTAACTGTAGACAGGCTCACTACACTCATGATTAACCCTTAGTTATCGATACCAACGATTGTAGCCACGTTCTTCTCAGCAGCAGCATCTGGAGAAGCCATTACAGCGCGCAAGCTTGCAACGATTTCCATAGCTCCAGCCCCGATATTGCGTTGGCTTTCAACTTGCAAGCCGCGGCGCTGGTACTGATAGTAAGATGAACGGTTATAGATACAGAAGGCTGTAAAGTCTTTTGTGGTGTTATCATAAAGGCCTGTGCCGTTTAAGTCGCTAGGCATAAATCTTGACATGACCACAGGCATTCCTAGTAAGGACCCGACCTGCCCTTGAAGCAGTGTCGCTTGTGGGCCAAATGAATCAATGCTTACTAATTCACTGATAGAAAGTAGATGCTTTACCATTACCTCAGGCGAAACAATCATAACCCGATCATCTGCTGCTAGTTCTGCGTTCATGATAGCCAAACACTTAACGATATCAGCAAATACAAGAGCAGAAGCAGAAGCTGGGAGATCTCCAGTGCCTTTATCTTTAGAAGCGGCACGAAAACCCAAAAAGGCTTTTCGGTGATCTGTAGGAGTACCGGAAGCAATGGCACCCCAGCGCCCGCGAATATCCCAATTTGCGATATCATCCTGATGAGTACCAGCAGTATCACCGTTAATCATACAGTCTTCAAATCCGTCCTCAATATCATTAATGATTTGACGGCCCATAATTTGAGCCAAGGCAAGCGCTGAATCTTCCATAGTGGCTTGATCAATTACATAGCGAGTAGTAAGACCAGCCATAGAGATTGTTTCCTGTGCAGTTGCTACGGTAGAAGCTGGATAAGCTGATGCGTTAATATCATCAGAAGCAACACCCTGAACGTAGGGGCGACCACCACGAGACAAACGAGGAACGATAAGAGAGCCCCGATCTACTTCAATGGTAGGAAGCAAGGAGCGCAACTTCTTAGGAAGCTGAAAAGTCTGATATAGATCTTCCAAAAATGCAGCCTGTGTCCATTCCGCACCGTCTCCAGCAGTACCATCATATGCGCGCTTAATAGCTGGGGCTAAAACCTTAGGAGCTACCTGCAGGTGCTTGTATAATTGTAAGTCCATTTTTGGAGTGTGAGGATCAGCCATTAACATTCGGGCAAAATTGCGCTTTCTGGTGATGTCCTGTAGCTGTGCATGCCACTCATTAACAGGAGTCTTAGAATCCAAAAGGCCTTCTGATTTCGTGGTTACAGTGCCCATACCTGGAATGTTAATACGCTTTTCAGCAGAACGAAGCTGTAAAGTTCCGTCTTCACGTACAAAGCTTTTGAGCTGCTCAACCTTACCAGTGTAATCTGGGGCTTTAGTGGTGTAAGCTTCTGCCATTTTGCGCTGTGCTACCTTTAGATCTTCAATTTGCTTATCCATGTTAGACAAACGATCTGTAGCGGTTTTCTGGTGAGTTCGGAGGCCCTCTAAGATGCTTTTCGCCTCTTCTACCAATTGGTCGTTTTTATTCATATCAGACATGTAATTACTCCTTAATTATGTCTTTAAGTACAGCAAACAGGGCCTCTAAATCCCCATTAACTTCTTTTGTTTTCGGCAAATCGCCAAAAGTCTTATCAATCTTTTCTATTTCTGTTTCAATAACTTGCTTCATATGGTCCAGGCCCCGAGAGCCTACTACATACCATTTCATTTGTGCAACAACACCAGGCAAACGAAAATCTTTTTCATGCCTAGCAGCCCAAGCCTCTCTAAGCCTTACGGCTTCTTCTTGGTTCTCTGTTTCTGGTGTACCGTTATTTTTTAGTATCCTACTTAACAGGGTGTACTGTTGATTACCTAAGATGTTTCCACCCTTAGACCATATAGCCGGATAGTTCTCTTTTATATTTGCAGCATAGTCAGCAGGAAAGAGGGGATATTTGCTATTTCGAAGGTTTACCGTTTCATTATCCCCCATAGCTGGGAAGTTTGTATTTTCTTCCTGTTTTACCTGCTTCTCTTCCTTCTTCAGTGGGTGCTCATTTGGTAGTAAATCCATATCGTAGGGCTTGCTTTTGAATCTGCCTGTGCTCATGGCAAACAGAAGCCCGTTAACCCTAGCCATGGCCCACTGGTTAGCCTGCATATTTGGCCTAACAGATTCAGGGTTGTTGTAGTAAGCTGCCAGGCCTCTGTGATAAGAGACGGCTAAATAGTTGCGGTTTGTTAGCTTCTTCTCTGGATCGTCCCCATACTCTTCGTTATGCTGCTCAGCTTTATTTTTAAGCGCCTGCTGTGTAGACTCTTTCAATGCTTCCATTGCTTCTTTAGCGTTTGACTTTAGCCCATAGTCTACATCTTTTGTTGCCTTCTCTTCTTCGCTATCCTCTTCACTATCATCATCTGTATAGTACTTTTTTGAACCATTAAACAGGCTCTCTATAAAGTCCGCCTGCCTGGCATGAGCTTTTACAGATCCCCTTAGCTGCTCTATGTAAGTATAGAGCTCTGTAGCTTGCTCTTTCGTTAAGGACATAGCTGTAACGTTCTCAATATTCTTGAGATAGTCTTTTGCTGCTACAGCTTCAGAGTTTGCAGGTATTGTAACAATAGACACCTCTAAGAGCTCTGCCTTAGAGAAGTAATTACCACTTACACCCTTAGCAAAATGGCCATCTGGAAGATCTGCTCGGGGAGTGCTCTCTATAGGGTTAAAGCCTACAGATACAGCATTAAGATACCCCTTCTGCGCTTTGCGTGCTATCTTGGCTGCTCGCTCATCATCCATATCAAATTCGATATCTATCATGAGAGCATTATCAACGACCTCCACGGCGCCTTTTCCTATGCTCATCTCTTGGGGGTTGTGGTTAAATAAAATGACGGGGTTTTTTCTGTAGCTATCCAGCTCCCACCCCGACTGTTCTATGATGTCCCCATATCGATCGGCGCCCGCCGTGGAAGCAATAAAAGAGAGCTTGATAGGCTCATCCTTTACATCCTTATTAAGGTCCTTAGATACTTCTATTTTGTCAGTGAATAGTCTTTTGATCTTCATAGTGTATATCCCTGCACGATTATACAGCATTTTTTGATAATCGGCTAACTATTTTTTTGCAGGGTAATACTTTAACAGAAAATAGAAAAGGCCCCATCATGGGGCCTTAGTTTTAATATCAGCAACTATTACAATTCAGTGTACTCAATAAGAGAGGCAGAAGCTAACCCTTTAACCCATGAAGCCTTGGGAGACTTGGCGATTCGTGCAGAGATGTATTCAAAGCCTTCTTTTTCCATTGCAACAACTTTACCTTTTTGGATAGCCTTAAGAAGTACCTTTTCGTTTTTTGTTACTGTTTTATTGCCTGCTGTGGTTGAGATGATGAAAGTAAACATGTTGTAGCTCCTTTGTTTTGCTTACATTACTATCTTATAGCGTAATACTTCAAACGTCAAATATTATTTTAATTTTTATTCATTTTGTCTTTACGTGTAGCGTTTTATATTTTGCTGTAGTGTTATTTTACTCAGCTATTTGCGCAATAATAATACATCTACAGTTTATGTCCTCCTCAGGTATTCCAAACTGTCCAGGGCCAGCAGCAGAACCCCCGGAGCTTACAAAGTCAGCATCTACAGGGATCGTTGTTCCGTCAAGCTCTAAGTGTGCCTCTCTTACTCTTTCGTCATCTTCCGATATCCATGTTTTAACACTTCTAACGCCTTGCTCCTCTGCCTGCTTCATTGCTTCATTTTTGGCTTGGTTTATTACTCTGCTTGTTTCGGTTCTCGCTATGGTTTGGGCTCTGCCTGTGCTAAAGGCTGCACTATTCGCAACACTATCAAGTAGCTCATCTTTTGAGCTATCATTCTCCTGTGCTCTATCGACTTCTTTCTTTATCTTGTCGGTTGTCACCTTGTTTATTTTCTTGGCTATGTCTATGATGTATTCCGTATAGTTAGCCAAGCCTGTAAACTTCTCTATTGTGACATCAGCCAGGGAGGAGATGTTATCCGTCTCCTGCTGCCCTGCTCTTTCGTATTCTTTCCTGTAGGTATCTATCAGCTCATCAAGCATATCCTCTAACTCTTCATCCTGAGCGATAAGGGCAGCAAAATCCTCTACAGATATGTAAGCTTTTGTATCTGGTAAAGTATTAGTATTTTTTTGATAAGAGAATAAAAATTTCTGATTACTTTCTTCTGTGTGCTCTTCTATCCTGCTAAGGTATCGCCTTTTAGACTTCCTAAGGTATTTAGTCCAGGCTTTTAAAAATCTCTTTTCGGCTGGAGCATATTGCTTCTTGTGGTAGTTGTGCCAGATGAGCTTGGTTATTTCTCTATCGACTTTTTTTTTACGTCTTCCTGCAGAGGTGTAGCTTTTCGCTCCTGAGCCTCAAACAGCTTTATAATTGTTCCTGCTGACTTCTCGTCAAGGTTAAAACGCTCACTATCTTGCTGCTCATCTTCAAATAACCCTTCGCCTATGTTCTCAAAAGCCATAGCCTTACGAACAGGAATGCCAAGCTCTACCAGCTTCACAACTCTTTCAAGCTGGGCATTTTTAAGGTCTTGCAATACCTCTACAGACGAAAAGTCATGCTTAAAGTACAAATCAGGACCGTACAGCTTAGCTATCTGGTTAAGCATTATCTCTATACGCTTTGCTCTCTTCTGCTGTATACTCCAATATACCAAGGCGCTTTGTCTAGCTGTGGCATAGTTGGCAGAAGGCAGCCCGAGTATCGTTGGTGCTACTCCTATCGTTGCGCTTATTACCTGCATCGCCATAGTTCTAACAGCTTGAAACTCCATATCTTTCGGCGATAGA